TTTCTTGACACCTATCCTGTTATCTCGGAAATATCAGTGCATGACATTACACCTCAGATCCTGACTGACTGGCGCAACTCAAGATTAAAAAGTGTGAGTGTGGGTACTGTACTTCGTGATATATCTTTGTTTTCGGCTATCTTTACTTATGCCCAGAAAGAGCTTTTTCTCATTGAAAGCAATCCTTTCTCCATGGTCAGTAAACCATCTCAACCAAAATCAAGAAATCGACGCATAAGCAATGCTGAAATTGATTTGGTACTAGAAGCTCATAATTATGAGAGAGGGCAGATTCCAACCAAGATACAGCATTTTATTGCCTGGGCTTTTCTTTTCGCTATTGAGACAACAATGAGGCAAGGGGAGATACTGTCTATTAAAAGGTTGAATATCCATAAAGACTATATTCACTTACCTGACACCAAGAATGGCCACTCGCGTGATGTGCCATTAATGGATAGCGCGAAAGAGTTATTAAAACTAATCCCAGACAATGGATCCGACAAGCTAATTGATATAAGCAGCAGCACTTTTCAAAATACGTTTAGCAAAAGGGTGAAAAAGGCAAATATCAAGGAACTACATTTCCATGATACTCGGCATGAAGGGATTACCAGATTAGTTAAATTAAGAAAGGTGCCGATTGAAATTCTAATGAAAATTACCGGTCACAAGACTGCCGGCATTTTGATTAATACTTACTACAACCCTACAGCAAGCGAAATCAGTGAGATGCTGAACGGGTCTAATTGACCCGTTTTGCTCCGCGTTTATTTCTTTGTGGCTTTGATAAGATCATCATGGCCACCTTGGTTTCATAAAGATGCTTACCTTCAGTTCCTTGGTTATAACCTTCCAGCTTTTTGATGATTGTGGTTTTGGCTAATCCGTATTTTTCAACCAACCACGACACTGGAACCAAAGCCGGCAAATCCTCCATCTTAAGCTGAACAATTTTCCCGCCAAAGATGTTCTGTCCAAGATAAAGCTGAGGCTCTACATCAGCTTCAACCGTGATTGTGTATTTTAATGCTCCCATCACAATCCCTCCAATTTCTTATCTGTCTCAAGACAACTCTCAACATCTGCGATGGCTTTATTAAGTCTTATCTCAAGTTCAACATTTGAATCACCAAAACATATTGGGTTGTCTATCATTTCTTTAACAACTTCATAACCACCATGTTTCTCAACCAGATCATAACTTTCAACCAATTGCTTCAACTGCTCGGTATGAAATGAAAGATCACCTTCAAGGCTGACAAATCCAAAGCCCATCTCGACCAGTTCCTTTGATGCCTTTAAACCTTTTACCTGAAAATATTTCACTGCATCGCTCATGAAACCCCTCCCAAACTCACTTCAAAAGGCAACTTCACATCAACCCCTTTCACTTCATTCCGTTCCACATAATCGTTAAAAACTTCATATGCCAAATCAACGTCTTCGCTATTCATGATGTAGCCAGTACCGCCAATTTTACGAGCTGCTAAAGATTCAATGAGGTCTTTAGCTTGTTCTAGTTTTTCAGTCATTGGCTGGCTCCTTTGGGGTTGCCCAATAATCAATGCTTGCTTCAGCTTCAAGCTCAAATACCTTTTTACAGTTATTGCATTCAACATCCCATTCGCCAACATGATTATCTTCATGCACTTGCTCGTTAATATCCTCTCTTCCCATTCCCCAAGAGCAATAAGGGCAATTAAAATCACTCATCCCTTTTGCTCCTGTGCTTCGATCATGGCTTTGTAAGCCATTTTGCATTCATCAATTGACAGGTAAACAGCAACACCAGAAGCATCATCACCTAAATACACAGCTTCACTCATTTTGGTAAGCGTGTCCGCATCTGGATCTTTAGGCACCAAAACGAGATCAGAATCATCAAAATCAATCGCATTCTGGAAAGGGCAATTGCAGTTAGAATGCTCTCCAAAATCCTCACCATACAGGTCTTGCAGCTTATCTTTTAACTGTTCTGCCTGATTTTCAAAATGATCACGCTCATCAATCAATTCACAAACTTCACGATCACGGTCGGATGCCTTAATCAAAACAAATCCTTCCGGCACCGCTTGAGCATTGGCGGCTTGCCATGCTGACCAACCAAAATTAATATTGTCGATGAATCGAGCTGAAAGATAGCTTGAATGGAAAGCACTAATTTCAGTTTTGAAATCAAGATCATCAATTTCATCTTGTTTTAAGGCTCCGCGCTCAAGTAATTCCGCGAGATATAATTCCTTTTCTTTTTGAATATCCATCACACCACCTTCAACATAATCGCTTGAGCTTTAAGGCGAACAACAAAGTCCTTGCCATGTCTCAACCATAATTCTAAGAACAACTTGAAACGCTTTTGAGCTGCTTCATTCATTTTGCCAAGACCGTCAATTTTCAGACTTGGCTTATTGGGTTTAGTGAAAACTGCTTCACCTTGAATTTTGTTAATTACACAGTGGTATTCATCATTTGCGTTAAAGATGGTGAATACCGGGATTAAGTGTTTAGGGCAGATCATGCGGCTCTACCTCGCAATGCTTTTTCAAGATAAGGATCTAGGTCATCTTGACGCAGCAACCAGGAGATATAACCGGAATCAAGATCTTTAATTAAAGTGCCTTTGTGCTTGCCAAAATTAATGCGCTTCGGGATTCGGGCAGTCTCAGACATTAGATAAAGAGATTGCATATCTTTAACTGCTAGTTTTTCAACAATGGCTCGAAGAATCACACCAGTAAAGTAAATATCGGCTTTTGCGTTATGAGCATTACGTAAATGCTTTTTAGCTGACTGCTTATCTTCCATGACGTAGTAATACAAAGCGCCCAATGTATGTGTTTCCAATCCATCCCAGATCATGCGAGCGAGGGCGAGGGTACAAATGCCTTTTATCTTGAAATCAGGCTGACATTTTTGAACAGCTTCAATGTCGTAATTAATATTGTGGCCAATCAGGTATTCGATATTTTCAGGCATACGGAAAGTGTCATAAGATGGCTTTTCTGCAATGTCTGCTTCAAGAATATGATGGACTGCCATAGCACCAAGAGAGATTGGCTCAGGGCAAGAAAAATACTCATCAAAAACTTGATCCTGGTGAATCACCAACACTCCTTGCTCAAAAGAGCAAGGTGCGAAAGCGATTTCAATTGGATAGCCATTTAGGGCATGGGTTTCGGTATCTAGAATTACTGCATTCATGAGCTAAGACCCTGTTTGGCTAAATCGTCAATTTCTTGATGAACTGATTGAAGTTGTGCAACATCAATTTGAAGCAAAGCGTCAATCCCTAAGTGCTCACAAACAGTTTTAATATCAAGGCCACGCTCGCTTATGAATTCTTGTAGCTGATCACGCTGTTCATCTGAAATGGCCTGAAATTCCGCTGGGTTAATCCATCGGCTAGAATTAATATCGAAAGTGAAGCCTAGTTCCTTCGCCTTTTTAAGCATGATTTGACGCATAGATTGATAATAAATATGTGACTTATCTAATGACTCAGTGAGCTGTGTTAAATCACCCGCGTGTTGGATTTCAGAACAACTCTGTTCCCAGTTCTGTAATTCCTCTTGAGCTTTCATTGTTGCAAGCTGATCAGGTGTAAGTGTATTAATATGATCTTTAGCCTGCTTTATTAGATCAGCCAAGAAATTTGGATTTTCTTTAAGATCAGGCACCCAAACCTCACCAGTATCACCACCCAAACCACCCGCATTTTTAGCATGATGAGTAGGGCAAGGCTTAAAGCTAATGACACGTGCATTCTTGCCTTCACCGGTAGTTACAGTGGTCAAATAACCCATGATGTCTGCAATACGGTAAAGCTCATTACGATTCTTACCACCCAGATCAGGGCGATAAATCACTTGATCACCACTCTGATCCTCAGATGCATGGGCAATGAAAACCACATCTTTTCCTGAAGCAATAAAGCTATTCACGTATTGCTTAAAGATATTGTTTGCTAAGCCTTGGGCTTTTAATTTAAGTGAACCATCTTTCTGTTTATTGGTTGCGTTCAGCATAAGGTGAGTCTTAATGCTTTCTAACATTGCGCCCACGGTATCAATCACAATGGTGTTATAGGGTTCCAGGTCTTTAGCAGTCAGGTTTGCAACATCTGCCCATTGATTAACCTGAACAACAGCACCGCGTCGAAGTTCACCGGTACGATGTGAACCTTTATCAAAGTCAAATGAAATCGCTTTGTCGCCAGTGAAACCAATTGATGTTTTACCTAAGCCTGGATCCGCATATAGATAAACGATAATTGCTTGAACCAATAATGCTTGGTCAGCAGGAATAATATTTAAAGCCATGATAATTCCCCTTAGTTCCAGCCACGTGTGTTAGACCAACCATGCGTACCTTTTGCACGGTTAAATGCTTTGCGCTCATACGATGGAATATGTGTACTTTGCAGACCAATCGCTAAAGCTTTACGACGTTGGAATGCACGTTCACGGTCGAAGTTTTGGCGGATCCAAGGCTTAGCAACTTGCTCTTCCAGAGTTACTTTATGAAGTTCACCGGTTTTACGGTCTTCAGCAAAGATGTCTTTACCTTGTTCAACATAAACAGTGTGACCAAGACGCATAGACATATGGTTCTGTTCATAACCACCAAGGTATTCAGCGAATTTTTTAGTAGAAGTGGTCATTAG